GATATATTCAAAAGAAACAAAAGTTAATAGTCTTAATATAAAGAAAGGTTCAATGTTATTATCAAGAAAGTTTAGACAATTAGAAAAAAATACAAATAATGAATGTATGTTTATGTCTGGAACAGAAAATTATGCAGATAAGATGATATGCATAGGAATAAAAAAAAGTAGATTAGAAACAGAGGATTTAGCTGGAATAAACAAATATTTTTCTGAAAATCCAACTGAAATATATTATCAGACAACAGAAAAAGTTAGATTACCGTTCACAGAAGAACAAAAAGAAATAGCAAAAGAATTAAGTCATGCAACAACATATGAAGGAACAACACATATATACAGTACAGATAGTATATCTCCTATATTAAAGACAACTTGTGGAAGCGAGATTGTACCAATAGGAAAGTTTACAATTCAAAAACCAATTGAAGATGATGAGTTTAAAGTAAAAATAAAAGCTACAGACTATATGAAAAAATTTGAAGATAACAAATATGATGGTAGCAATTTAACATACCCAAAGACTATGGTAGAAGTATTAAAAGACATATGTATTAAAGTAGGAGTAGAGCTGGGTTCTACTTCTTTTCTTAATTCAGACAAACAAATAGCAGTATATGATAATACTGTAACAGCAAGAACGTATTTAGGTTATATAGCAGAACAAGCAGGTGGATTTGCTGTAATAGGTAGAGATGGAAAATTATACATAAAAACATTTGGAGAAGATACTATCAATTTCAATATTGATTTATTTGGTGATTTTACTTGGGGAGATAAGTTAAAAGTAAGTAGAGTTTCTTATGAAGATGGAATACAAAATTATAAATTTGGAGATGAAACACAAGCGACAGTATTTATTGACCAAAACAATATGTATATAGTTGATAGTGAACAAGTAGAAAATATTTACAATCAAATAAAAGATTTTGAAGTATACACATTTGAGGGAGAAACAATAATAGATCCAGCTTATGATATTGGAGACATTCTAGTAATTGATGGTAAAAAAGTTTTATATCAAGGAGAAATAAAGTATGCTGGTAAATTTAAAGCAAGTATAAATAATAAAGTACAAGCTAAAACAGAACAAGAAAGTATGCAAACAAAACAAACAAACTCAAATAAAATCAAAAGAGTACAAAGTGAAATAAATCAAATTGATGGAAAAATAACACAATTAGTACAGGAAACAACAGAAAATGAGGAAAAAATAACACAAGCTCAACAAGATATAGATGGATTTACACAGAAGGTTGCAACAAAAGATGAGCTAACAGAAAAAGTAAATGAATTAAAGCACACTATAGAAGGGATAACATTACAAGCTAAAGAAACAGGTGGAGGCAATATATTCTTTTATGCGAAAGAATACTGGAGAGGACAAACACAAGATAGCGAAGCAACATTAGAAGAATATACTGATACATTAATACAACAAAATAATGTTAGTGATGAAGGTTATTTGATAAATAATGGAGTATCAATTCAATCACAAGTTGTGAAGAATGGACAATATGTCATAAGCTTTAATTATTACAAATTAAAAACAAATGCTTCAGGCTATGTAAAAATAAATGAAGTTGAATATAAACTAGATGGAGAAACAAACAATTGGATTGAAAAAATAATTCCTGTTGAAATAACAAGCAATAATATAAAAATAGAAATTGGTAGTGATACAGTAGCATCATATTATATTTCAGATTTAATGGTTTCAATGGGAGTAGAAAAAAACATATGGACACAAAATGCTAATGAAACAAGAACAGACACAGTTGAAATAGGAAAAGGTATTCAAGTTAATTCTAGTACCAAAAACACATATACGAGAATTGATGCAGATGGAAACAGAACATTCAATAGTTCTACAAATGAAAGAGTAGCAGAAATGACTGATAAAGGTGTTTATACAAAACAATTAGAGGTAAAAGAACAAGCAAAAATTAACGTATTATTAATTCAACAAATTGGAAGTCAAGTTTGGCTTACAGGATTAGGAGGCTAAGATGGGAACAATAACAGCTTATGGAAGTAAGCATTCACACGAATTTAAATTAACAGTAAATGAAACATCAACAAGTACAGCTAATAATACTTCTGAAATAAGTTTTAGTTTTACAATATATAAAGCAAGCTACTCTTGGAGTAACTGGAATAGCATAACATATAGTATTTCGATAAATGGTACTTCTTATTCAGGAACAATTCCATCATATTCAGCTGGTTCAACGTTAACACTAAAAACTGGAAGTCAAACAGTATCACATAATAGTGATGGAACGAAATCAATAAATTACAGTTTCTCTGTAAATGATGGTTCAGGGCAAAGTTATACTTGTGGAAATGCCAGTGCTAGTGGAAGTATGAATTTGAGTAAAATTCCAAGATATGCAAAAGCTAGTATATCTCTAAATTCAAAAACAGTAAACAGTGTGAAATTAAATTATTCTACAGATGCAACAATAGATGGAATTTGGGTTAGCAAAAATGGTGGAGCTTGGGAAAGTGGTTATGCTTTGTCATCTCCAATCAATATAAGTGGATTATCTCCCAACACTAAATATACATTAAAAATAAGAGTAAAAAGATTAGATAGTCAATTATATAGTGAGTCTAACAGTATAGAAGTTACAACTCATCAAATTGCTACTTTAAGTTCTGTACCAAATGTTAATATAGGCTCTGCACATACAATTACTTGGGCAAATCCTAGCGGAGCAAGTACAAGCTTAAAATTATGTAAGACAGATAATTCAGTAATAATAGATTATGGAACTGTAACTGGAACAAGTAAAGCAATAACACCAACAGCAAGTAAAATATACCCACTAACTACAAACAGTAATACATATAAAGCAAGATACATTTTAACAACAACAGCAAATGGAAAATCATATACAAACTCAAAAGATTTTACGTTTACAGTAACAAATAGTAATCCAACATTTAATAATTTTACATATCAAGATACAAATACTACAATAACAGCTTTAACTGGAAATAATCAAATTTTAGTAAATGGTTATTCAAATGTAAAAGCAACAATTAGTACAGCAAATAAGGCTACAGCAAAAAATAGTGCAACAATGAAAAGTTACAAGTTATTAATTGGTACAAAAAATACTACAGCAAATTATAATGCAAGTGCTGATGTTAATATGAGTATTAATCAAGTTAATAACAATGTTATAGATTTATATGCAATTGACAGTAGAGGAAATAGTACAAAAGTAAGCAAAACAGCAACTATAAAAAAATATAGCAATATAAAAATAAAATCACTATCAGCAACTAGACAAAATAATATTGGAACAATAACAACTTTAAACTTTGAAGGAGAATTTTGGAATGCAAGTTTTGGTAGTGTGGCAAATGCAATAACTAGTTGTAAATATAAATATAAAACTACTTCTAGCTCTACTTGGATTGATGGTAAAACAACATTAACTTATACAATATCTGGAAATAAAATTACTGGTAGTTTAAATATTCAAGGAGATGCAGGAACAGATGGATTTAGTGTTGCAAATTCTTTTGATATTCAATTGATATTAGCGGACAAGTTATCAAGTGCAACTTATAATATTATTTTATCATCTGGAAATCCAGCGTTAGCAATATATAAAAACAATGTAGCAATTGGACAGCAATATAATACAAGTGAAGGAAGTAAGTTTCAAGTAAATGGAGATATAAGCTTAACAAATAGAGCGAATGGAATAAATATAAATGGACATAAGGGAATATTAAGACATTGGACAAACGATAGTCAAATGTGTGCAAATAATGGAACTATATATTTAAGACCAAAAGGTGATGAGAATACAACTAATCAAGTTATGATAAATAATGATGGAAGCATAACAGCTTCTAAATTCAACGGAAAAGCTTCTCGAGCTACAATGACTGATAAGTTAGAATGTATAAATGGAAGAATAACAAATGCAAATATAGCACATAGTTATGAAAATGATAAGGCACACCTTCAACTATTATTAGCTACAAGTGCTATGACAAGTAATAAGCCTGCCGCAGATGGATACATATTACATGGTTCTTGGGATAATAGTGGTCAGTACAATGGTCAAGTATATTTTCCAAATAGTAATGTTAATGTACCTTTGCAATTTAGAGGAAGTAATAATGGTGCTTGGGGAAACTGGGAGAGTATATACAGATGTAAAACTTTATACGACAATTCATCAGGCACAACAGGAACAGTAACATTAAATGAAACATCAGCTAATTTTGCTTATTTAGAAATATTTTATGGAAAATCAGAAGGCAATCCTATTTATAGAAATTCTGTAAAAGTTAATGCTCCAAATGGTAAAATTGCTAATTTATTAATTGCATACAATATATATAGTGGTAGTATGTCACAATTACAATCAAAATGTGTTTCTATTTCAGGTACTTCGGTGGCAAATACATCTAATACTACAGGTTACGTAAATTTATATAATGGTAGAAGTGTTGAATGGGGAAATAGCAATGAGATTAAAATATATAAAATTATAGGCTATAGATAGGAGGTATAAAAATGGCATTAAAAAAAGAAATAGAATTAGAAAATGGAATAACAACAAACTATCATAGAATAGTAAGTATAAATAAAATAACAAATAATTGTAATATTATAGAAGTTGCTTCTTATACATCAGAAAAACAAAGAGAAAAAGAAAAGGAATATTACAATAGTACAGATGAAAATAAGAGTATGAATATATTTATTGAAACCAGTTTTATACAAAAAGAATATTCGGAAAATGAAACAATAGAAGAGTGCTATGAATATTTGAAAAATTCAGAACAGTTTAAAGACGCAGAAGATGTACTGGAGGTGGAAAAGTAATGCAAGATACAGAATTAATTGAAAAAGTAGCACATCTGGAAGAGCGAGAAAAGTCAAATACAAAAAGAATAGGTGACCACGATGAAAGAATCGATAAACTTGAAAAAACATACTCTATAATGGAAAAAATGGATTATAGAATGGGAAAAGTAGAATCAGCAGTAGAAAAGATAGACTTGAAATTAGATAGTAAAGTATCAGAAGATGACAAAGTCAAAGGCAAGAAGTGGGACAAGTTTGTTGATTATATATTTTATTCAGTTTTGGCTGTAATATTAGGACTTATATATATGAAATTAGGTTTAAAATAGGAGGTAAAAGCTATGGAAAAATTAAAAACAATAGCAAAATACTTAACAAATATATTAGCAATAGTAAGTGCATTAGTAGCAGGAATAAATGCAGTAGATGGAATAACAATACCATATGCAATACAAATAGTACAAGTTATTGCAGTAGCACAAGGAGTTATTGGAACATATTTGTTAGGACAAAAAGCAATAAGTAATAAGGAGGAATAGTTATGGAAGATGAAATTGTAGAAACAATGGAACTTGCAGAAGAAGATACAAGAGGGGAGGCAAACGAATAATGAATATAGAAGATAGACTATTAACAATAAATCCATATTCAAGAAGTGGAGAAAAACAAAATAAAATTGAAAAAATTGTAGTTCATTGGGTTGGAAATGCAGGAAGTTCAGCATTAGGCAATAGAAACTATTTTGAAAGTTTAGCAACATCACATAAGACATATGCTTCATCTCATTATATAATCGGTTTAAATGGTGAAATAATAAGATGTATACCAGAAAATGAAGTAGCTTTCCATAGTGGTAGTTATTCAATGAATAGAAAATCAATTGGAATAGAAGATTGTCACCCAGATTGGGAAGGAAAGTTTAATGACAATACATATAACAGTTTAGTAGAATTATGTGCAGATATATGCAAGAGATATAATCTAGGAATAGATGCAATTATAAGACATTATGATGTAACAGAAAAAGAATGTCCAAGATACTATGTAAGAAATGAACAAGCTTGGATACAATTCAAAAATGATGTAGCAAATAAAATAGGACAAGCTACAACTACAGTAGCAGTACCAAAAGTTGAAGGGAGTGATGAACCAGTGAGAAGATATAAAAACGGTTCAACAAAAGAAATTATATATGCAGATACAAGCTTAACAAAAGTAATAGGAAGTTTAAGCCCATATGAAGAATGCGATTGTTTTGGAATATTTAATGGAAGACCAATGGTAAGATATAATGTTTCTGGGACAGGTAATTACAAAATAGGATTTGCTAAATGGACAGGTGGAGTTAGATAAAATTAAGAGGTAAGTTGATTAATTTCAATTTACCTCTACTTTAATTTTAATTCTCCATTTAAATATTTGTAGATACAAGAATGAACAAATTGAGAGTATGAAATATTATCTTTTTTTAATTTTTCTGTAAAATCATTATTTAATTTTTTATCAATTTTTAATAATCTAGATGTTTTAGTTTCTTTTTCTTTTTCCCATTCAGATTTATAATCTCTTTTAAATCCTTCCATGATAGCCTCCTTGATTTTTTAAAATAAATATAATATAATATTTATACACAAGAGAGGTTATCCTCTCAAGTGTTAGTCTTTTGAAATAGTATTAGCTATTTCAATTATTGAGCGATTACTTAAGTACTTGTCAATTAGTTTAGCGGCTAACTTAGTATTTAGTATCGCTCTTATTATTTTTTGTTTCATACTGTATCACCTCCTTAGCTGTATTTATTATACTACGTATATACGTTGTAGTCAAGCATTATTTAAAAAAAACTAAAAAATTATAAAAATAGCTGAAATTACTGAAAAATCAAGGTATATAATTACATACCTTAAAAATATAAAAGCCTTAAAATTGATTTTAAAGTGTCAATTTTTGCTGAAATACTGGGGAAAATAAGTATTGCATTTTTTATGTTCTTGTAATATAATATATAAAAAATAAGAATAGGAGGGATTGCTATGGAAGAAAATAATATAGTATATGATTCATATTATTTAATAAATCTTTTTAAAAATGCTGGAATAAAAGTAACACAGTTACAAGTGCAAAAAATTATGTACTTTTTTGAAGCATATTATATGTGTGAACACAAAGATATACCATATTTATATCAATGTAATTTTAATGCATGGATGTTTGGACCTGTAGCGATTCCTCTACATAAAGAATATAAAGCATTTGAGGGCAGACCTATAACACTTACAGAAGAACAAGAGAATATTGGCAACCAAATAAGCGAGGAAAAAAAGAAATTTTTAGATTATATATTTAAAGTTTTTGGAAAAGCTTCACCACAGACATTGGTCAATTTAACACATATGATAAACTCGCCTTGGCATAAAAAATGGCTTGAAAATGGGAAAAGAGTTGTGTATGGTAAGGCTAGTTATATTGATAAAATAGAAACTAGAGAATGGTTTAAGGAAAAGTTTATAGATGCAAGAAATTAGTATTAAAGAAAATATACAAAAGATAGATGTAGAAATAGGTGCCAATATAAATCAACAATTAAATAAATTAATAGAGTTTAGAAGTTATTTAATAGATGAAAGTATTGCTAAAGAACTCAAAGAAGAATTAGATAAAGCAAGTTCGATGATTGAAGATGTACATACAATGGGAAATACAAATATTAAAAATTTTAATAGATTACAATTTGAATACAATTCTTTAAATTTAGCATTACAAAAATATGAGATTGAAAATGAGATAGAGATTTTAAGCAAAATTTCTTCTAAAATTAACAAGGATTTAATTATATTAGAGGAAAAACAAAAAGATTTACAAGAAAAACAAAAACAATTAGAAATACAATATAATAAATCAGAAGAAAAAAGTAATAATTTAGTATATAATTTATTAGGTTTCTTAGCATCTTTTAGTATTGTTTCAGCAGCAGTTGGTGCAATAGAAAACGTGAATGGAACATTAAATATAATGATTGTTATAGCATTTGCAGTATTTTTATTATTAACAACATTAATTGGTTTACACAATTTCTATAAAAGCGATAATAAAAGAGAAAGTAAATTACAGGATAATTATTTTTTGTGGAAAGCAACAGGAATAATAATTGTGATTTTAATGATATTATCAGGAATAAATTATATAAAAAATAATAAACAAAAAATATTTGATTACCTAGACAAAAAGATAGAAAGTGTAATTGAAAAGAAAGTGAATAATAAATTAGAAGAGAACTAGCAATAGTTCTTTTTCTATCTGACACAGTTCGACACACAAAACAAAAAATATATGCTATAATAATTATAGTCATTATAAGAAAAATGGATGAGTCTCAATATGAACTGTAAGTTTATATTGAGACTTTTCTTTTGAATAAAAATACCAAAATTGCAGAGACTACTACTGAGGTGTTTTTATGACAGTAGAATTAAAAATAAAAGAAATTCGTGAGCAGATGGGAATATCATTAAGAGATTTATCAGAAGAAACAGGAATAGAAAGACATAGATTATCAGAAATAGAAGATAATGTAGATAAAATACTATTTATAGAGATGTTAGTAATAGCAGAAAATTTGGGTAAAAAAATAACGGACTTATATAGTACTGGAAACATAGAGCTACAATAGATGTAGCTCTTTTTAATACAAAACCCAAAATTCGACAAAAAATGACTTTCATAAAAGAAAATACTGGTTTCATAAAATATTTTTAGTTCTTTATAAAATATAATATACAATAACTATATCAAAAGAGCTCGGATGAAATATTAAAGTATGGAGAAAGAAAAATGAAAATTGTCGAAGAAAATAATGAAAAAATATTTACAAAAAATAAGAAGAAGGGTATAATTGGAAAGAAAAATGACCTCTTTGCTGCAAATAATAAAAAATATTTGCAAAGGAAGGGATTGGTAATGAAAAATACAGAAGATGTAACATTAAAGAAAATAGAAAATGAATTAAAATGGAAAGAAAAAATAATTATAAGAATTTTTAATAAAACATTTAATAAGGTTGCGAATTTAGTTAGAATAAATACTGTAAATCAAATGATAAAGTAA